GCACGGTGGGGGCGACCTTACTGTGCCGGTGACAAATGAGATCTGTGCGACTCGGTACCTCCCGCAAGGGAATATCGTGCACATCCTAAATAAGGAGGACGCGAAAATGAAGAGTAATCTTCAAGTACGAACAGAGTTCGAACGCAGACTGCAGACGTTGAAGGTTCCAAAAGGCATCACTGCAAAGTGTGCCGCGGATCTGGCTCGTTGGACGGAGAAATCTGGTCCTGAATGGACAGTCAAGAGGCTTAAAGCCCTCAAAACTGACTTCATTAGGATGACTGGGGGTCTCACTAAGTCTAGTACTTGGTGTAGCTACTCTGGGTCATATCCACGAGGCGGATTCGGCGACTTGTTCCGGTGGGGACACCGGAACTCCAAGAAGCCACAAGTGTTAAACGCACTTATGGTATACTCCTGGTTTGTTTCGCGAAATGCGACAAGGGCACAACTTGCAAAGTTCTACAACTCACTAGCTAGTGAGCCTGCCAACGAGCAAAATGTCCGACGTTACGTAGACATAATGATTCCGATAGCCCGAAAGCTATCAGTGTCTAGTAAGCGAATCAGAACCGTGAAAGACTATATCCCTAGCCCCTCGAAACGTTGCCCTTCCAGCGATGGAAAGACCGTTTCTGAGAAGAACTGGTTAGAAACAGTTGACGTGATTTGGAACACGTCTCTAGGGAGGATCCTATACCAACGATACGACTCTTTGAGGGAGGCTGTAATGCCTCTCCGCCGTGTCTTGAACGCGAATCTTAGCAAGATTCCGGGCTTCATATTTGAAGAAGACAAGAGTAATATTCGGTATCAAGGGTTCGCTGGGAAAATCGGGCACATTCAAGAACCCGGTTTTAAGCTCAGAGCGGTTGCTAATCCGTTCCGAGTCTACCAGCTAGCTCTTTCCCGTCTTGGGGACCAACTCTATGAGTTGGTTGAGTCACGCGTGTGCGATTGCACACACGATCAAGAGAGTGGAATTACCTGGGCCCAGCAAAAGCTGCGCGAAGGTAAGGAAATGTTTGCGGTCGATTTATCGGACGCAACAAACCAGTTTCCACTTAGCATTCAGCTAGAAGTAATCAAACAAATCACAGGAGTGAAGATTGAGGATATCAACCTCTTTCGTGACCTGTCGACTGCCAATTGGCTATCTCCAACCCATGGACTAGTCAAATGGACAAAGGGTCAGCCGTTAGGCTTGTACCCTTCGTTTGCTGCTTTTACCCTGGTGCACGGACTGCTACTGGAAGCTCTTGAAGCTTCTTGTGGGCTACCGAAATTTGAAACATTTCGGGTCCTAGGTGATGACGTTGTCATCTCCGACCGTAGCGTCTACCTCAAATACCGCGAGGCATTGAGGGACTTAGGAGTCAGTGTATCAGAGGACAAAACCATTCAAAGTCGCTATGTGACTGAGTTCGGTGGTAGAGTCATCTACCCCAATACCGTTATCACTGCAGGGAAATGGAGACTGTCTTCGGACAGAAACTTCATGGACCTCCTACGAAACACGGGCTTGGGATATATTCGATATCTCCGACCGCGTCAGCGGGTGGTTGCTGAAAAGCTATGTACACTTCCGGAGCCCTGGGGTTTTAATCAAAACCCTGGTGGCATACCTCTAGAAGACAGAATCTTCTATGAGTACGAAGTGCTACCTCTCTTAATCGGTCGAGTAAGGTACCCACACTATGCAAACAACGACTGGCATACCACTTTGTTGACTTCAAAGTGGGCTACTAGTTACTTTGGTCCTCGTAGGACCTTCCCTATCCAGGAAGGTATCCTTGAGGCCGAGGGCCGCACAGGCCCTCTTGCTAGTTGGGAGGCGTTGAGTAAGATTAGTCATCTTACCGGTTCGCCATTCGACCCGAATCTTCAATACAAAGGGCTTGATAAACCCGGTATTGATGTATTCGAAAGGATCACAAAGATCGCCAAGGAGCTTAAGCTAAACCTAGCTAAGCACAGTGGAGACCCTCGGGGGGAAACTGTCTTGGAACTTTGGGAAAGACGTTTGAAAAGCGTTAGAACCAGTCAGGTCTAAACCAGCCTGGCGCTATTATTGCCTTCTAGGCTTTCTATGGTTAGGTGCGAGAGCACCATGTCTTCGGACAGCGCGAGAGG